ACGCGCCACCGTCGTCGCCGGATACGGCGACGACTGATTCTTGCCCGGCCTGCTGCGAGTAGACGCCTCCGCTCTTCCTCGGGGAGCGACGGCGCCCCGGGGGCGGTGGACGCATCTCGACGCGCTTCCCATGCGAGTAGCCGCTCTGCTCGTCCAGCAGCGCGCCCGCTTCCTCGTCGAGGACTACGTTCGATGGCCACCTCCCAGCATCGAGCTGGACGATCTCCTTCACCCCACCCATCCCGAACATCCCCGTCCGGGCACCAGGGACGGCGGCGGGACCGCCGCCGTCTCCCACTCGGCTCGCGTCGATCGCGATGCCCCCCACCCCGTACTTCTCGACGTTCGCGGCGATGCTCCCCTCGGGCAAGCGGCGGACGAGGAGCGCCGGCTCGTAGGCCGGCTTCAGGGCCGTCCCGTACCCCTGCCACCGCTCTCGGAGAGCGGTGGCAGCCTTCATCAACGGGATGAGACCCGTCGCGTCGCGACCACTCGACCCCGAGAACGAGACCGTCGCGCCGCTCCCCTTGTCGAGCCCACTCTGCTTGTGACCGACGACCTCCGTGCGATCAGCCTTCGCCGCCTTGTCGACCGCCTTCGACACGTCGAGCGACTTCGGGAACCCGGTCCCGTAGAGCCACATGCACACGTCGCGGATCTCGAAGCCCCCGTCCTCGACGGCGACCGCGAGGCGGTGGAACGTGCGCGAGCCCCCGAAGATGAATCCCGGAGCCCCCGGGCGCAGGCACCGGAGGAGCTCCGCCCAGACGTTGACGCTCGGGACCCGGTAGTCCCACCGCTGTCCCATGAACGACAGCCCGTACGGCGGGTCGCAGAAGAGCGCGTCGAACGACCTGCTCTCGATCCCGCGAGCGACCTCGCGGACGTCGCCCCGCAGGACCTGCCAGGGCCTCACGCCACCTTGCGGGTCGACTTCGCCCGCAGGCCGAGCACGCGCGCGAGCGTCGCACCCGTCGGCTCGTCCTTCTTCGCCTCCTTCGCGAGCGCTGCCTTCACGAGGTCGCGCTGCTCCTTCGTCTCGAAGTCCAGGCTCAGGCTCGGCGCGCGCGTCGTAGGCGTCGGCTGCGTGCCCCCCTCGCTACCCGAGCCGAGGTCGATGTTGCTCGACTCGAGGAGGGATGAGAGGTCGTCGAATCCCATCGACAGGGAGTCGAGCTCCGTGAACGGCTCGTCCCGGTGCAGGTCCTGGAGCAGCTCGGAGAGGAGGTCCTTGTCGAACTCGCCGCCGACCTTGTTCAGGGAGATGTTGAGCTTCTTCGCCTCGCGGTCCGTGATGTCGATCACGATGCAGGGGAGGTCCGGCACCTCCGTCCCAGCCTCCACCGCGATCTCCTTGGCAGACCGGTAGCGCTGGTGACCCCCGACGATCGTCATCCCCTGGCGCTGGACGACGATCGGGTCGAGGAACCCGTGCTTCTTGATCCCCTCCTTGAGGGCGTCGAGCTGGCGCGGGCTGATCTTGCGCGGGTTGTACTTCGCCGGGTTCAGGGACGCGTACGGCACCAACACCGTCGCGGGCACCTGGAAAGGGGACCCGACCGCACCACTCTCAGGCTTGCTCCGCGCCATCCGTTCGTCCTCCGGCGTCCTGTCCTACCACCCTGCGGATCAGGGCCTGCGCGCGAACGCGGACGCCCTCTTCTCGAGCAACCTGTCGAGCAGGGTGAAGCAGGGGAACACGGTCCCGTAGTCCACCCGCTCGAGCTCCTCCTCCCTCCACGTGACCAGGTCCTCGACGTTGAAGTAGCGGCGGACGCCCCACGCCTCCTCGCTCAACATCGCGCGCCAGGGCTCCCGGTTCTTTCGGAAGACCAGGAGCGGCTCCATGCCCATCTCCTCGGCCGCCACCTGCGCCTGCCGCCACCACGACCAGACCGGTGACGGCATCCCCGACACGAGCCGCAGGAGGGACCACTCCTCGCGGTGCTTCACCTCAACGACCCAAGGGAACCGCGTCGCCGTCGTCGACAGGTCCCCCGAGGCGCGCAGGTCGGCCCGGTGCTCCGGCTTCCCCCACCCGCCGGAGCCCGGGGTGCGGACGAAGCGCGCGCTCGGCTCGACGGCGCGCCACCACGCCTCGAGTTGCGCCGCGACGGCGCGCTCCCCCTTCGCGCCCTTGCCCCGGCTGTCGAAGACCACCCCGCCTACCGCCCCGCGCGCGCTTCCGCCCCGGCCTTCTCCGCGCGCTCCTCGAGCTGGCGGATCTCGTCGTCGAGGTACCACCTCGCCTTCTTGAGGTCCTCGAGCAGGCTCGACCCCTCCTTCCGCCCGGCGCGCCACACGTACTTGATGACGTTCCCCAGGTTGAAGTTGAAGTACCGGGCGACGTCGATGCACTCCACTCCGGGAACCCCCTGGTAGTGGCTCGGGTGGTTGATCGCGTTCGACGGCGCCCGGGCGCCGTCCTTCTTCTGCACGCTCATCGCTGCCCCTCCGCCCAGAGCGCGTGCGTCCTGGGAAACGCCTCGGCGACGAACTTGCTCACGGCGGCAGCGTACTGCTGGATCTCCCACTGCGCCGCCTTGTGATCGCGGAGCGTGAGGAACGCCAGCCAGTTGCGGAGGTTCGCCGTCGCGCGCATGCGCGTGTAGCGGCCGACGGGTAGGACGAGACGCGCGAGTTCCTTGGGGACTCCTGACTTCAGAGCCAACTCGTAGGTGTTCTGGGCGTTCTCGTAGTCGTTGACCAAGACCTCGCGGAACGTCTCAGCCATCTCCCTGGTGAGGGCCTCGGCGCCTGCGACGGTGCCCGCCTGCTTCGTGAGATGACCACCGCCCATCATCAGGCGCTCGACCGGACGGTCATCCCGGCCATCTCGAAGGGTGTCGAGTGCTTGTTCTCCCAGAGGTAGCGGAGGAGCTTCTCGTCACCGGGCTTCGGATTGGGTTCGAACGCGCTGCCGCACGCCGGGCACGTGTTCAAACCATACTCGCGGGCATCCTCGTGGACCTGCTCACCGCACTTCGGGGACGAGCACCTGTAGTTCGGGCCCCACCCCTCGAAGCCCTTCTGCGTCGACATCCTTGCGGCGCAGATAATCGCCTCATCCGATCCCCACGGCTCGACGAGTTCGACGTACCCGTGATCCAAAACAGTTATTCGATCCATCTCGTCCTCCTTCACGCCACGACGCGCGGCGCGCTCCACTTCCCGTCACACTCGACGACGACCCTCCCGGGCAGCGCGTCGCGCAGGCTCGGCGTGTGCGCCACGACGAGCGCCTGGTCGATCCCCGCCGCGCGCAGCATCTTCGGCAGCGCCGCCGCGAACGTCCTCCGCACCGACGGGTCGAACGCGCCGCTCGGCTCGTCCAGCACCGCGAACGACACCGCGCTCGAACGGTCCTCCCTGAGCCACCGGCTCGCCGAGAGCTGGAGCGCGATCCCCGCCAGGTCCTCCGCCGCGCCGCTCTGCGACGACAGGAGGACGTCGAGCCTCTGCACGAGGTTCAGCCCCCGCTCCTCCCCGCACGTCGCGCACTCCTTCACGCGCGCGCTCGCCGGGAACGGCGACCCGCACGCCTCGCACTCCTTCGCCAGGTCCTTGCCCTCCCGCGCCCACCGCACCTGGACGCTCAGCTCCAGGCCCGCCGCAGAGAGCGCGCTGTTCGCCCCCTCCTCGATCTCCGCGATCGCCTCCTCGGCCACCTTGCGCGTCGTCGCCCGCCACACCGCCGCCGCCTCCCGCGCCGTCGCGAGCTTCGCCTCGTGCGCCGTCGCCTCCGCCGCGAGCCCCGCCTGCTCCGCCACCGCGTCGTCCACCCGCATCAGACGCGCCGACAGCTCCGCGTCGCGCCGGCGCACGTCCTCGAGCGACCTCTCCGCCTCCACGTAGTCCACGTGCGAGGAGGCCTCGGGCTTTCCCCTCCCCCGGATCTCCTCGACCACCGGCTTCAGCTCGCGCGCCCGCTCGACGAGCACGCGCAGCCGCTCCGCCTTGCTGGCCACCGCGCGCACCTCGTCGGCCGCCTTGCCCGCCTTCTCCGCAGCGATACGCCTCTCGTCGAAGAGCTGGGCGCGGTCCGCCTCCGCCTGCACGAGGAGCGACTTCGAGCGCGAGCGGTCCGCGTTCACCGCGTCCTTCGCCGGGCAGTCGATCCCCGCCACCGGGCACCGCCCGTCGAACTTCCCCGCGACGAGTCGGACCTTCTGCGCCACGTCGCCGTCCGCGCGACCCACCGCCGCGACCACGTCCTCGTACTCCGCGCGCGCCTGCGCGGCCGCCAGGGACAGGCCCTCGACGTCGACCCCGCGCAGCTCGCGCTGGAGCGCCCTGCCCTCCTCCGCGCTCCGGTCGTACGCGTCGACCATGTCCCAGTCGCGGAGCGCGAGGCCGGCGGCCGTGAGCCTGTCCCGCGACTCCTCGTACTTCTTCTTCGCCATCACGAGCTCGAACCGGACGCGCCCGAGGTCCGCCGCGAGGTCCTCCCTCGCCGCGCCGGCGAGCTCTCGGGCCTCCGCCGCGCGCGCCGCCTCGAGCTTCGCCCTCACGCCCGACCCCTCGGCCACCGCCCGCTTCACGTCCTCCCGCGCGACCCGCTCGGCCGCGAGCAGCTTCTCGAGCCCCACCCACCGCGCGACGATCTTCAGCCGGTCGCCCGGGGGCGTGAGGATGAATCGGTCCATCTCCTTCTGCTGGAAGTAGGCCGTGACGAGCAGGTTCCGGATGTCGAGGCCCATCCGCATGCAGACCTCCTCGTCGGCCCGGTCCTGCTCCGCCCCCGTCGACGTCCTCACCTCGAGCCGGCGGCCGCGCTCCTTCGTTCGCTCCACCCACCACCCGTCCTCGAAGTCAACGCGGACCCCGCCCCACTTCTCCCCGTCCGAGATCCAGTCGTCCGACAGGAACCCGCGGTTCGGGTTCAGCCAGCCGTAGAGCGCGAAGGGGATCGACTCGCAGAGGGACGACTTCCCTCCCCAGTTCGAGCGCTCCGGGTCCCCCGCGTAGCGCGCCGTAACGCCGTAGAGCTTCCCCTCCAGGTCGACGCGGTGGTCGCCCCGGTAACAGAGCCAGTTCTGCAGCCTGATCGAGACGATCCTCACTTCATCGCCTCGAACGCCAGCGCCCGGAACACGCTCGCCAGGTCGTCGAGCGCCCAGGACGCCTCGTGGTGCCCGAGAGCCCGCACCCGCTCCGAGCGGCCTTCCATCGCGTCCGCAGCCTGGTTCCATGCCCCTGCCCGGGCGGCCTTCAGCGAGTGCGTGTTGCCGACGAGCAGCTCGTCGACGCGCTTCTCGAGCGCAGCGATCCGCTTGTCCCTCTCGGCGACCAGCTCCTCGATCGCGGTGACGAAGGGGACCGCGCGCTGCATCGCAGGCGCCCGCCCCGGCGCCAGCGGGTTGCCGTCCACCTTCAGGATCGTCTGCGCGTCACCCTCGGGAGCGTCGGAGGGATGCGTCTGCACCTGGCACTTGTCACCCATGAGGCTGACCCATGCCGCCTGACTCAGACGCCGGCCCGGTCGGCCACCGACTCGACCGCCGAGCGGAGGGCCTCCCGGTCGCGCGTGCGCGCCTCGCCTACGAGCCCCAGCGCGACCTCGCGACCTCGCCGGTGCTTCGCCTCGACCTTGGCCTCCGCCGCAGCGGGGACCGTCGCGCCACGGTTCGGGCGCTCGAGCTTGTGCCTCGCGCCCATCGCGGTGAGCGCCGTACGCACGGCGTCCAGCCTCGCCTCGGTCACGTCCGCCGGGGGCCGAAGGCGCACGAACGTCGCCCCCAGGACGTCCGACTCCGTGACGCGCCTCTCGCTCGTCCAGCCGGGCCACGTCGGACCCAGCGTGCAGAGCTCCTCCGCGTCGGACCGGTACACCGTGATCGACGGACGGCGCCCGGGCGCCGTCGGCTTCTTAGTCCTCGCCACTCAGACCTCCACGAGCAAGAAGCCCGGCTCGTTCGACTCCTCGCCGAACGCGAACGCCGCCGGCGCGCCGATCACGTGCACCGGGGGCGAGCCGTCCGGCGGCTCGAACACCTGGCGCTCGTGGTGGTGGCCGTTGAAGATCACCGCCCTGTCCCCGAACCGCTCGCCGATCACCTTCCTCGGGAGGAACACGCGCCGACCGCGCGCCATCTCCGTCTCCTCCGACCCGGGCTCGATCCCCTCGACGAAGAGGTGCGAGAGGAACACGTGCGTCCCGCCGTGGTCGGGGACCGACCGCACGAACTCCTCGGGGTCGTACGGGTGGCTGCCCGGCGTGAACGGCAGCGCGTGGATCGATGTGCGGCCCCGCTGGTCACTGCACACGTTCGCCTCTGGCCGCTCCGCCACGAAGATGCTCTGCATCCCCGTCCCGATCCCGTGGAGGTCCGCCAGCGCGCGGAACGGCGTCATCATCGTCGCCCCGCTCCCGTCCTCCACCACGCAGTGGTTCCCCGGGATGAGGACCGCGCGAGCGCCGGTCTTCACGACGTCGACGACCGCGCCCATGAGCGCGTCGAGCACGCGCAGGATGACCGGCCCCGACTCCGGGTTCGCGACGTCGCCCACGACCGCCCAGACGTCGACCTTTTCGTCATGCGCGACTTCCACGCTGCGTCGGAGCGCGCGGTGCACCTCGTCGAACCGCGGCGCCCCGAGGAGCCAAGCGTCGAGGTGAAGGTCTGCGACGAGGACCATCTTCATCGTCCCACCTCCTCACCGCGGCAGTCCCACCCGGCGCGCTGCCGGCGCGCGAAGAGCTCGACGTACGGACCGGCGTACATCCGCTCGACCAGCTCGTAGAACGCGTCCGGCTTCGCCGAGTGCTCGCCCCGCGGCGCGAAGAACACGCTCCGCACGTTGCGGACCCGCGGCTGCACGAGGGACGGCTTCCCGCGCACCGCGATGATCGCCGACTCGTGCGCCCCGCGCACGTAGCGACCCATCCCGAAGGAGAGCCGGGGGATGAAGTGCTCGCCCTGCTGGAGCACCCGGTACTCGCTGTTCGTCTTCACCCAGACGATCTCCGACTTCGGGACGAAGCCCCACGCCCGGCAGACGCGGAGCGCCTCCTCGGGCATCGACGCCACCTTCCAGAGGAAGAGCACCGCGTTCGCCCGCAGCACCGGCAGGGCCATCCCGCAGATCGCGTCGATCGACATCGTCGAATAGTGCGCGCCGGCGCTGCGCCCCGCCTTCAGCGCCCCGCTCGGGGGCAGCTTGTCGTCGTGCGCCCACGGCGGGTCGGCGACCAGGACCTCCGCCGGCATCCCCGCGCGCGACCGACTCAACGGACCCTCGGGAGTCGGGGGAGTCGGAAGAGTCGCGTCGGGCGAATGTGCTGCACCCCGTCGGGGAAGACCTCCTCGTAGAAGGGGCGCAGCTCCTGGCTGAGCTGGTGGAGGAACATCGGGAAGGGCATCCACCCCCGGATCTGCGTCTCCTCCACCGGCCGGAAGTTGTCCTCGATCGTCCCGACATAGAAGAGATGGACCATCCGGTGGGCGCCCATCCTCGTCGCGATGAGCCGCACGTCCTCGCGGAGCAGGATGGACACGCCGATCTCCTCCCGCAGCTCGTGGTCGAGCGCCCCCCTCGCGCTCTCCCCCTCCTCGACCTTCCCGCCCGGCAGCGTGAAGCAGCCGTGGCTCAGGTTCGTCACGACCATCACCCGCGCGTCCTCGTCGACGATCAGCGCGAGCGCTGCCGACTTCGCCGCCTCGTGGCTCACGCCGCCACCACGCCCGAAGTCGGGTCGAACTCCGTCGGGGGCACCGCAGCGAACTTCGCGCGCGTCTCCCGCTCGATCTCCGCGAGCCACTCCGGCTCGTCGAGCGTCAACTTCTTGACGACCGCGTTCTCGCCCACGCCGATGCGCTTCGCCCCGTGCGCGTAGCTCGAGCCGCCCACCTTCACGACCCCGAGCTTCTTCGCGAGCTCGAGGACGTCGCGCGCGCGGTCGAACCCCTCGGGCACGAGCTTCCCGTTCGACGTGTGGAAGTAGAACTCCGTCACCCGCTTGTCCTTCCCCTCGACCTTCGACTTCGCGATCGTCGCCTTGTGGCGCTCGCCGTAGACCTCGAACTCCTTCCCCTTCTTGCCGTTGGTGACGAGGCCCCCGAGCTCCACCCGGATGCGAAGGCTCGCGTCGAAGACCAGGTCCTTGCCGCCGCCGATCTTGAAGTCCCAGCCCGAGTCCTTCTCCCACTGCGTCGCGTTCGGGTTCTCGATCTCGCGCGCGATGAGGAGCACTCCCAGGTTCGCCTTGTCGGACAGCGGGACCATCTCCTTCAGCCAGAGCGCGTTGATCGCCGCCTGGTGCTGCGCGAGCCGGCTCTGCACCTTCACGTCGCTCGCCTTGGCCCCCTCCTCGAGCACCTCGTCGAGGAAGTTCTTAGGGACGAGCTTCTTCATCGAGTCGACCCCGAGGAACCCGCACGTCCCCTCGGGGATCACCTTCTCCTCGCGCAGCGCGATGAGCCCGTTCGCGTACTCGCGCGCGTCGGCGATCATGTCCTCGTAGGTGTCCGGGCGGTTGCCCAGGAAGAGCGGCTGCACCCCGAAGAGCTTCTTGTCGAGGTTCGAGCCTGCGAGCTTCCGGAGCCACTTGCCGTCCGTCGTCCGCTCCGCGTCCTCGAGCTTCGCGAAGTGGTCGAGCTCCACGAAGCTGTCGGCGATCCCGATCTCGAAGACCGTCTTGCCGTGCCCCGACGGCCCGTGCACCAGGACCACGCGCTGGCAGGGGTAGCCCCCGATCCGGGTCGCGTAGTCGAACTGCACGAATCGCGTCGGGACGACGATCGGCGGGGCGAGGTCCCTGGCCGGGCGGAACTTCGCGAACCGCTCGGCCACCGCCATCCCGCGCTTCCTCCTCTCCTTGTCGGCCGCCGACTCCTTGGTCTCCGCCACCTCGGCCGCCTTCTTCGTCCTCGCCACCGTGACCTCCCTCGATCCGATCAGAAGTCGAAGTCGTCCGTGCCGCCCAGGTCAGCTCCCGGCTCCTGCGCCTTCGCGGGGGCCGGCTCGGTCTTCTTGGCCGCCGGCTTCGCCTGCTCCTTGGGAGCCTCCGCCTTCTTCGCGGCCGCCGCCCGCTCCGCCGCCACCTCCGCGCGCGACTTCATCTTCGGCGCCGGGGGAGGCTCCTCCGCCTTCACCGCCTCCTCGTCGTAGACGTGGCCGCAGTGCGGGCACTTCGGGTCCGAGAGCTTGATCGGCTCCTTGCACCCGTCGCACGCGACCACCACCTCGTCCCCCGCCTCCGCCGGCGCGTCGCCGTCGAGACCGAACCCCACCTCCGGTGCTTCGCTCCTGGCATCGGGCGGGAACGCCATGTCCGCGTCCTCCTCCGGCTCCGCGACGGGCTCCTTCAGCGCGAAGACCTTGTCCCAGTCGACCAGGCCCTTCGGGCCCACCCAGAAGCGCTCGAGCTCCGCGCGCGCCGTGTCGACGTCGAACGCCGCCGTCGCGCTCTTCGTGTCCGGGATGGGACCGTGGATCAGCTTCCGGATCACCGGCGTGAGCACGGCCTTCTCCATCCGGATCGCCGAGTACGTCTCGTTCGGGTTCCGGGGTCGCTCGTTGTACTCCCAGAGCATCGCGTACGGGTTGCGGAGCGGGTCGCCGGCCTCGCTGCCGAGCGACTTCCGCGCCGAGTGGATCATCGTCTTCACCTTGTCGCCGAGCATCTGCGTCTCGACCGCGATGCGCACCCCCTTGCTCGGGTTCGCGTCGTCGACCACCAGGAAGAGGTAGTTCAGCTTCGCCGTGAGCCTCTCCATCCCGGCCGACTTGCTCGTGATCTTCATCTTCGCGAGCGCCGTCTTCTGCTCGTCCTTCAGCGCGTCGATCCACCCCTGGTTCAGGAGCCCGCACGCCGCGCCGGCGTGGATGACCGACGTCGTCGGGTTGTCCTTCCAGTCGACCCCCTCGACCTTGAAGATCACCGACGTCATCCCGAGCTTCCGCGCCTTCACCAGGCGCCGGATCTCCTCGGTGAGCCGGCACATCGGGCAGAACTCGAACGGCTTCTCCAGCTCGTCGGTGTCCTCGTCCCGGTTGTCGGTCTGGCGGAGCACGTCCTCCGGCTCCCGGCAGTTCATTCGCCAGAGCTGCACGCGGCGCTTCTTCTCCTTCGTCTCGCGGTCCTCGCGCACGACGATATGCGGGAAGTTGTGGCGCCACACCGGCTGGGGCGGCTGCGCGGTGTGGAGCCACACCGTGATCCCCTTCTCCTTCCAGGAGTCCAGGAAACTCGAGTCGCCCCAGTCCTTGCCGCGGTGCCCGAGGAACTCGTCCGTCGATCCGATCTTGCCCATCGTCTGTCCTTTCAGCGCAACTTGCTCGCGAGCGAGGTGAGGCTCATGGCGCGCTTCGTCCAGAGCTCGAGGAGGTTCCGCGCGCTCTCGACGACCTGCTTCGCCTTGAGCTTCCGCATCTCCTGGTCCGTCCACTGGTCGCTGAACATCACGGCGCACTCCGCCTCGATGTCCGCCTCCGTGATCGTCTTGTTCCGCGACTTGGCCTCCTTCTCCGCCTGCAGGCTCTGCGTCGCCTCCCGCCGCATCGTCCCGAAGACCTCCGCGTTCTCGAGACGCCAGCGCTCGACGTCGCGGACGAGCGTCACGTACACGCGGAACGCCATGCGCGCGTTCGCCTCCGCCTGGTCGAGCGCCGTGAGCACGTGCCCGCTGTCGAACCGGTTGTCGCCCACCTGCAGCTCGCGCTCGAGACGGTCGTACTCCTTCAGCGGGTCGCTCACGACCATCGACGACGCGATCCGGTCAACGTCCTCGCCCCACTCCACGTAGGAGCGCTTCGGCCGCCGGTCGACGTGCCACGCCTCAGGGTCCGGCTTCTTGAGCTCCTCGGCCAGCTCGGCCCCCGCGTCCGGACGGCGCCCGGGCGCCGTCTTCCCGAAAGTCTTCGCGTTCGGCGGCTCGACCCACTCGAGTTCCGCCGTCTCGGCCCCGTTGTTCGGGTCCGGGTCGGGCGCCGACTCCGTCACCGGAGTCGCGTCCTTCGGTTTCATCCTTGCCATGCGGCGGGCTTATACCGCGACCGCCGGCTACCGCTTTCAAGCCGTCCGCTTGCGGAGTGACCGCTGCGAGACGGGCGTCGGGCCGGAGATCAGGACGCTCGCGCGCTTCGGGCTCATGTCGACCCCCGGCATCGAGACTTGACCCTCGAGCACATTGCTCGCGCCCCGCGGCTTCTGCGGCCGCACCTTGTCCCAGTCCGACCACTCGTAGCCGGGGAACGCCGCCTCGAGCAGGCGCTTCGTGGGCGGGAACACGAGCTTCTCCCAGAGGTAGTAGCGGTCGACCTCGCCCGTGTAGTCACTCGCCGGGATCGCCCGCATCGGGGAGCTGGCCCCGTCGACGACGACGTACTCGATCCGCGTCCCCTGCCGCACGTCCTCGCCGCGCTCGCGGAGCACCTTCGCCACCGTGACGTGCAGGCTCTCGCTCTCCTTGCCCTTCGTGGAGACCCGGGGCGCGTACTCGTGGACCGCCTGCTTCAGGGCCTGGCTCCGCTTCACCTCGTCGATCGGCAGGTACGGCTTCTCGAGCACGTACCGGCGCGCCTTGGTGAGCAGCTCGTGGTACCGCGCGACGTCGTCCGTCGGGACGTCCAGGACCAACTTCAG